CCACTTTATATTGTAAGAACAATCCTTTATTAAATAGAATTTATCCATTCGAATTAACAATTGAAAATATTAGAAAGTATCAAAATGAAAATCCTTGTTATAATTCATATATATTCAAATAAATCGAACTTAATTTACTTACTTTTTTATTTTTTTTGATGTTTTACACCTTATAATTGATGGACGATCTAATAAAATTGAAAATTTTTTCCATACATAGTAAACAATAACAAAAACAAATTCAATAAATGAAAACCACTTTACTCGAGTTGTCCGAAACATGTTCCCGCAATCCTTTATTGACATTTTTACCCAATTTGCCCGAAACATTGACCACTTTAAATTGTTCCGACAATCCTTTACTGGCAGTTTTACCCGAGTTGCCTCAAAATTTGACACATTTACATTGTTCCAACAATCCTTTATTGACATTTTTACCCGAGTTGCCCGAAACATTGAAATATTTATATTGTCACAACAATCCTTTACTGACAGTTTTACCCGAGTTGCCCGAAACATTGACCACTTTATATTGTTCCAACAATCCTTTACTGACAGTTTTACCCGAGTTGCCCAAAACATTAAAATATTTATATTGTCACAAAAATCCTTTACTGAAAGTTTTACCCGAGTTGCCTCAAAATTTGACATATTTAGATTGTTCCAACAATCCTTTACTGACATATTTACCCGAGTTGCCCCGAACATTGAAATATTTAAATTGTTGCAACAATCCTTTACTGACAGTTTTACCCGAGTTGCCCGAAACATTGACCACTTTAAATTGTGACAACAATCCTTTATTAAATAAAATTTATCCATTCAAATTAACAATTGAAAATATTAGAAAGTATCAAAATGAAAGTTATCATTCATATATATTCAAATAAAGCGAATTTAATTTACTTACTTTTTATTTGATGTTTTACACCTTACAATTGATGGACGATCTAATAAAATTGAAAATTTTTTATACATTATAAACAATAACAAAAACAAATTCAACAAGAAAGAAATCCAGCATTCCAAATATCGTCTTTTACCTATTCTTGTAAAAAGGAAGAAGAAAAAATAAGACCATCATAGGTGTATTGATTTTACATTTTTCTTATTTTTTGTCCTATAAAATGGGTGTTTTAGAGCAACGCGTATTTTAAATGAGAAAAGGTGTAAAATGCGTAAATTTAGAACATTTTCATCTACTTTAGAAAATTATTTTCTTTGTATAATTATATATGAAGTTCAAAAAAGAATTAGCAGAACTCGTTAAAGTGAAAGGGTCTGCGAATTTAATCGAAATTCAGAATGAATTTCATGCTTTTGCTGTTAAAACATTTGGAGAACTTATTGATACACAAGAAAGAGTTGATTACTCGCTTATAAGAGTGCTTTGTAATTGGGTAGAGAATGGTATTGAGTATAATTCTCCAGCAAGCGATAGTAAGGTAAGTAAAAGAGATATAGTGTTGGAAGAATACGCTAAATTAAAAGGTGGGATTGACGAAAATGAGAAAAAACTGATTGAGAAATATATTGAGGACTTACACAATCACAATGATATAAAAAAAGTTAGTTTTTGGAGATGGGCAAGAAAAACTTTATTGTCCTATCTAAAAAAAAGAAATATTTTGAAAAAATAAGTTTTCTTTTGATGTATTATATTGCTGATTTAGCAACAAATAAAATGATAGAAATTGTCTTGTTGAAACTGAATATTTATGACCCTACCTTATATTTAGCCCTCAGTCTTTTATTTTTGTAAAAAGGTGTAAGTTTTGAAACTGGGAATATTTTTCCACATATCATATAATTGTTATCTATATATAATTGTTTTTAGAGTAACGCATATTTTATACCGCTAAAAAATTATACCGTTTCAATTCGTAAAAAATTGAATATTTTTTATAAAGAATAATTTTATAAAAAAATGGATGTTTATTATTGGTTTTACAATATGACTAAATTTGAAATTAACACTGAGCCAGTTTATGAAAATTTTGTATTACCTTTGGCAAAGGGGTTTGGTTATTACTTTAATGATGAAGAAAGAATCAAAATGATAGAAGATATTATTGAAGGCAATGAATGGGAAAAAACAGATACCATTCTTATTATTCCAGATTGTGACTATTGTATGAAATTTATTTATAAAAAGGGTGAAATCATAAAAGAAATAGAGGAAACAAAAGTCATTATAGAACTGAGAGAATCGATTGAAAAAGAAACAAATAAACTCTTTAATTTTGAAGACATTGACGGAAATCTTATAGAATTGAGAAAATCTATTGAAAAAGAAACAAATAAACTATTTAATTTTCAAAACATTGAAGAAAATCCGTCAGTAATTGCTGAAGAGGAAAATGAAATAAATAAATAGGTGTAATGCTGTTGATTTATAATTTTCTTGAGTTGTTGATGATGAATCTGTCAACAATTTAATTTTGGACCCAATAATCTATAATAAAAACCATTGTATATGGCACCAGTTTCCAATGCTTTCTTTAATGTTTTTTCTCCAATATCATAATCATTTTTTACACAATCATACTTTGATGTATATTCTTTAATCAAATTATGATTGGCATCATATTTACCAACTCCATCTTTATACAAAACGGGTTTCGGATATTTTTCTTTCAAAATATCAGGACACTCATCATACAAAATATAATATAGAAGAATCAGATGTTCATTTTTGCGCTCCAGCAACTTCTGGAGCGCAACTATAAAATCAACATTTTTTACAAAATGTTTTTCTAATACAACATTTGCGGGGTCTTTTCTTGAAAATCCTAACCATTTCCAAACATTTTCTAAATCAATCACGAAATAGATGTTGTTGTGTTTCTGAGAATTTTTGTTTTATTTTCTGAACAAATTTATTTTGATAATCACGAGACAATCTGGTTATAAGGTTTTTTTCAATGAGATTAACAATATCGATATTTTTGTGTCTTGTCTTTAAGTTCTTTTTGTCATTTATTACATTTTATTTTGTAAAATTTTACACCTTTGCACATTTAGACCCTTGAAGATTTAGACCCTTGAAGATTTAGACCCTTGAAGATTTAGACCCTTGAAGATTTAGACCCTTGAAGATTTAGACCCTTGAAGATTTTTATAGAAATTTTATCTTTCTATTATATAATGACAAAACTTACAGAAAGAGGTTCTGTCTACAAAACATCCGGTGGATTAACAAAAGATGATTTATTTTACAATAAATCGTCACATCGTATTGTTAGTTTAAAAAAACACACAAGAAAGGGAAAATTTGGATATATTCGTATTAAGAGCAAAAGCCAAAAGAACAAAAAAGGCGGAAAAATGATCAGTGAAAGTGATCAAAAAATGTTCGACAAGTCGAATGCTGAATTAGCCGACCTTGCTAAAACCAGTTTATCTTTTGAAGACAATCGTAAACTGACACATTTACCCGAGTTGCCCGAAACATTGAAAACTTTATCGTGTGAAAACAATCCTAAATTGACACATTTACCCAAGTTGCCCGAAACATTGGAACTATTAATTTGTAGAAAAAATCGTTTACTGACAGATTTACCTGAGTTACCGGCTTCTCTCAAAAGTTTATATTGTACCGACAATCATTCACTGACACATTTACCCGAGTTGCCCCAAACATTGGATTCTTTATCGTGTGACGGCAATCCTAAATTGACAGTTTTACCTGATTTGCCTCAAACATTGACAATTTTAAATTGTTCCAACAATCCTAAATTGACAGTTTTACCCGAGTTGCCCCAAACATTGATACAATTATATTGTCACGACAATCCTAAATTGACAGTTTTACCTGATTTGCCCGAAACATTGACCACTTTATATTGTTACAACAATCCTAAATTGACAGTTTTACCAGATTTGCCCGAAACATTGAAATATTTTGAGTGTTCCAATTGTCCTTTATTAATGGAACTTTATCCATTCGAAGAATTAACACTTAAAAATATTAGAAAGTATCAAAATGAAAGTTATCGTTCATATGATTTCAAATAAAGCGAACTTATAAACTTCCTACAATAAAAATATACATTCCAAAAGATTCTATGATGTTTTTTTGTAAAAAAAAACAAATTTACCACACATTACTCTTTACATCCGCTAACTTTCCAAATATGTCAATAATTGTTGAAATTTATCTTTTGTAGATATATTTTTACTCTGTGTAGTTTTATAATCTCCTAATTGTAAGTCTTTTTGTTTTGGATGGTTTTTATCACAACAAAATCCATCACCGCGTTTTTCGGTTTCTGGAATGTAATAGCAGTTTTTTGGTATTTCATCCTCATTAACGCCACAATTTTCAGGTAATTTATTTTTTCTAACATATTCTCGTTGTTTTGGGATATATTCAATAATAGGTTTTATTTCTTTTATTTGATTTGGCTGTTGTTTTGTGATTATTATTTTTGTTTTTTCGACTTCTTGTTTTTCTCGTTTTCCAAGTTTATTTAATGATTGTTGAATTTCAGGTAATACAATATTATTTTCAAGTGTATAATTAGCTATTTTTTTACAATTTTCAATAAATTCATTATCGTTTAAGGAACCTTTCATATAATTACATTCTGAACAACAAGAAACGCAATTTTCAGTAGTATATCCAACCATATTATCTTTTCTGTCGACTCCATTTGAATGAGACATAGTTGTTTCTTTTTTACAATAATAGCAATTGCTTTTTATAAAAGTGTCAAATTCATTTTCGGTTAAAGAAAACTCAAGACCCTTTTTTAATGCTCTTGATTTATAATTTTCTTGAGTTGATGATGATGAATCCGGAAAAAGTTCTGGATGAAATATTCCATTTCCGTTAAATTGCTTGGATATATGTTGACATCTTTTTATAAATGTATCTGGGTCTAATGAACCTTTTATAAAATTACATGTTTTACAACAACTTACACAATTTGATTTTTCATAAGCAATATTGCTATCCATGCGGTCAATGCCATTTAACGTATTTTCTGATATAAAATTACAATAAAAGCACTTTGACGTCATTAATTGATAACAAATCTCGTCTGTCAAATCATCATTCCAAATTATTTTTTTAATTTGTGCTTGTTGTTTTATTGCACGAAAACGAGACGCAAAATTATTTTTTCTCCATTCAGAAATATGTTCTTTATTGTTATCTCTATAATTTTTTGCGTTTTTTGCGTTTCTTTCTAAATATTCTTTTTCATCTTTTTCTCGTTCTCTTTCACGATATTTTATATCACGTCTAACTTCTCTTTGTTTTGCATTTATTTTTGAAGCGATTGCTGGTTCTTTTTTATGTTTTTCATCATTTTCACGACAAGTTAAACATTGCTTCACAACTTGTCCTGATTTTCCAATGAAATTTTCTTTCAATCTGTAAACTTTACAATGTGTACATTGTATTCCGGATTCTTTAGTTTGAGGACTTCTATCAATTTCAACAATAGTCGTATTCATTACAATTGAATAAATAATATATCTAAATAATTATTCAATTTTACAGATATAACAAAATAATATAACAAATGTTTAATTGGAATAGGCGCTCTACTACCCCCAATTTTCACTGGGGGGATGGACTGTATCTTAAGCAGACTCGGGTTGCTTACACCTTCATCATCTACCGATTACCGTTCAGTCTCTGACGGCAAACCATGGACTAGCAAATCGTCTTTAGGTTTTAACCATGCGGATTGTCCAATCTTTAACATTATTACGATACCCAAGTTCTATTCTTGGCCATAGATGGATTTCTCTCATCTACTTCGTAGTTAAAGCTCTAAGGAGTTCCCCGAACAACAAGTAATCTTGCAAGGAATTTAATTCCTCACTAACAACTGACTAATAATACAGGAGTCAAAACGAAATTATCCACAAACATTGCCTGTTTGTTTGTGGCGTGTTGTTTTTCTGTGCCATATCGTAATCCATCCAAAAACTTTTTTAATTGAATAAAAAAGAAAAGGATAAACGACGAATTAACACCGGCCATTCCGCTCATGACCCTTAAAACATTGTAATTAACAGCATAAACACGGACTTTGGCAGTGGCAGTTCCAGAAACTGTGGGTGATGACAGCACAAGTTGGAGCACTGCATTATCAATTCGTGAAAAATTGCATGACCCAGATGGTTGGTGTTCCTCAGGACGCAGGGCGAAAGAGTACACATTGATACCAGTGTCAGGAGCACGGGTGTGGTGTTGATAAGGTTGAACCACATCGAAGTAAGATCCTTCGCGCTCAGTGAAACGATCCTGTCCATTGAGTTGGAGTTTAGCAGTGACAACCGGATTTTCACCCCAGCAGTGCATATCCAAAGCGGTTTCAGCAAGAACGAAAGTTCCAGCATCAGACACATAAGAACCAGAAACGGGAGTTCCAGAAGCGGCGGCAAATGGTTCATATTGAGCAGTTCCGTTCCAGTCAGAAGTGGCAGAAATATTTTGAACATCACCAGCACCAGGCATCTGGAAAAGACCAGAGGCAGTGATTACAGAGTTGGCACCAGAACCAACACCAAATCCAGCGGCACCAGTTTCCTGAGGTCCACCGAAAGCGTGAACAGCGTTAGGAAGAGCATCAATAGCATCAGTGTAGTTGAATGGCTGAGCACCAAGAGTCCTGAAAAGGACGGAACCAGATTGTAAAGATGAGCAGTAATCGACATTCGCATCCGGTTGAACAACCCACACCAACTCCTTAGTGGGATGGTTGAAATTTAACTTTATCTTGTTCGCACTGCTTCCTACACTCTCATCGCCGGTAAATTGGAGCTGTTCAATCAAATATTCATGGGGGTTCTGTGCCATTTTTCTGCGTTCGTCAGTATCCAAGAAGATATAGTCAAGGTACAATGAGGCAGCTACAAGTGACTGTTGATACGCGGCAGAAACGGAGGCAACACCAGAGAATGCAGGTTGAAGAGTCTTGACGGCCCAAAGAACCTCACCAATGGGACGGAAATCAATGTTAATCTTGACTTCGTGATATTGTAAGGCAATAAGGGGAAGGGCCAATCCTGGATTTTTATTAAACCAAAATAACAAAGGAACGTAAAGAGTGGTTTCAGGAAGAGCGTTACGAGGAGCGCAAACCTGAGAAGGTCCACCAGAGGAAGCGCAAGGTCCAGTAACATTGGCAAAGGTTGGGTCAGTAATATAAGTTAATTGAGTGGTGTTTCCTACAAGCTTGAAGTATCCGCGGAGTTGTTCGGAAGTTTGGGTCAATTGATTCCAGATGTGAAGCCAATCACCATATTGACGATCAATTCGTTGACCGCCAATTTCAACCTCAACTTGAGCAACGATTTGTTCTCCGACGAAATCCAACCAACGGGCATAAACACCATCGTTGTAAGTTCCAGTGGTAGGAACCATAGATTGGTTGATCTCAGGAAGAGTCAATTGCAAATAAGTGCGGTAGATCAAATCACCATTTCTTGAAATGGTGCATGTAACACGGCGTCCAAAATCAGCTTGGCCATTGAAAGTCTGTTCAATACTTTCCATGGCAAAATTGGTGTGTCTTCGGTAAGATACTTTCCAAAAAGTAATCTCAGGTGTTCCAGTCAAAAAAACGTCTTGTGCGCCATAGGCGACCAATTGCATCACTTTCCGCTTATTTTCGGCTTAATTATAATAAGCGGAATACCGGAGTATAACTAAGAAGCATTTCCTCTTCTTATTCCCCCTGTGCTTTTTAAATGGGCACAGAACTCTCTCGAGTTGGATTAGACTATCTCTCAAGGAATCATTATGATTTGCCAAATCATTCATCCCCATAACCATATAGTCGTTGAACCTTCCCCATATTCTTGCGTACTGGCCTTTTTTAAAGCCAGTTTTCTAACGAACTTAGGGGCTTGGATGCGGATTGTCCTCTAACATATACCTTTTTACTATACCCAAAGCGGTTAACTTTGGCCACTTTGTTGTTTCCAACAAAGTTTAGTAGTATATACCTTCAGGATATCCCCGCAATTTGGTTATGTTGCCATCATAGGTACGATATAAGTACCTACAATGACTTGCCTTACGTTGAAAGTAAGACAGGCCCCGATGCTTTTGAGGCTCCTCCCATTTTATATTCTCTCTAAAGAAAAAAATCTTGGAGAAATTCATTTAATTAATTTAATTAAAAAATAAATAACCCTAAAATATTGAAAAATAGAGTTTATATAAGGGTTTTATTATTTGGACACCCTTTGTAAATTATTTAAGTTTAAAACAGCTTAAAGAAATACACCCATTATATTATATAGTATTATGGATATACTAAAAGCTTTCTCACTTTTTAACGAAAATCACCAAATTAATATTCAAGGAACATTGGAAGAACCTTTATTTCAGGCAAATCAAATTGGAAAATTACTTGAAATAAAAAATATTCGACAAAATATTCAAGATTTTAATGACAAAGATAAGGTTGTATGTTTAGCATATACCCTTGGAGGAAAGCAAGAAACATTATTTTTGACAGAATATGGTCTCTATAAATTATTGGGAAGATCAAGAAAACCAATAGCGTCAGTTTTTCAAAATTGGGTAGTTGATGTTTTGAAGGAAATAAGAATCAACGGAATGTATCAATTACAGAAAGAAAGAGATGTTGATAAAAAATTATTGGAATCTAAATGTAAAAAAAGTCATCATAATACATTGTTAAAGGCTTTTCATCGTAAAAAAGTAATTTATATTTGTAAATTAAAAGATGTTGATGAAACACATTATATTATTAAAATGGGTTCTTCTCAAGATTTAAAAACAAGAATAGCAAATATCGCAAAAGATTATAGCATTGTTGAACCACTTTTATTGGATGTTTTTGAATCAAATAATCAACTTCCGTTTGAAAATTTTTTACATAACCATAAATTTATATCTCAATACCATCAAAAACAGACAATTCAAAATAATATTTCAACAAGAGAAACTTATTTGGTTAATGATGAACAATATGCTGAATTTATAAAAATAATAAATGAAAATAAATCAAATTTTGAAGAAAATAGTATTGAATTAGAAGAAGTTCGTTTGAAATATGAACAATTAAGAAATGAAACAGAAGAAAAAATCATTAAACAAAAAGAATTGGATTTTCAAATTCAAAATTTACTTTTAGAAAAAGAAAAGGTAATTTTGAGACAAAGAGAATTAGAGAATGAAAAATCGGCATTTCAAGAATTAACAGAGAATGACAAAAATGAAACAATGCCAATAGAATATACAACAATTTCTATAGTGAAAAAAAGAAACAATAGTGAAAAAGTTCCAAAAGTTTATAAATATTCTCCTCAAGATTTATCTCATCCTATTAAAGTATATGATTCACCGGTTGAAGCAGAAAGAGAAGAAAATATTTCAAATTCTGCATTAAAAAATGCGTCAAACAATCATACAATTTATAAAGATTTTCGTTGGATAATAATCCCAAGAAATGAAAACCCGCCTGAAACTATACCAGACACAATAGATAATAAAAATCGTTCTACAGAAATACATTATATTGCTATGATTGATATTAAAAAGACAAAAATTTTACAGGTTTTTGCTACACAAAAAGAAGCAGCTGAAGCAAGAAATATGAGAACAAATGGATTTTCTCGTGCCATTAAAGAGGGGACTCAATCAAGTGGTCATTATTGGAATTATTTTGAAAATTGTTCAGAAGAAATGAAAGAGGAATATTTGAAGACCAATCAATTGCCAGAGAAATTTGCTCCTGTTATTGGAAAAAGAATACAACAAATTGACCCAAGAACAAATGCTGTTTTGAAAACATATCCATCAAAGAGAGAAGTTTTGAAATTATTTCAAATCTCCAATGTAACATTAGATCGATTGGTTCAAACCGATGAAATATATAAAGGGTATAAGTGGAAATATGAAAAAAATTGAATAATATAAATATATATCC